CCGTGGCGGCGTGCGTCCTCGGCGTTTTCGCTCTTCGTCGCCCATCTCAAATTGGCGACGGAATTGTTGACCGGATTGCCGTCCCAATGAGCGCAGTCGTCTCGCCCGTCTGGCGGCGGTCCAATAAAGGCCAGCAGCACGAGACGATGGACGAAAATCCGTTGCTTTAACTTCCGCGAACCGTTGTAGAGGGTGACGCGCAGGTGGCCGCGAGGTCCTGCCTGCGGCTCGAGAATTTCCCCGTGGCGATTGCGCACCAGGCCGTCGCTGGAAACCTCATAAGCAGGAAAGCCCTCAACGCTGCGCCACCCGGCTGCGGTGATGTCGTCTTCAGACGGCGCAAGGCTGTTCCGCTTTCGCGCCATCGCGAGCCCCTCACGCGGCTTTGAAAGCGTCGGGGGCGAACTTCTGGATGCGGTGGAGGGTGTTCAGACGCTCCTCGACCAGGGGCAGGTCGCCGAACATGCTCAGGCGGCCATAGGGCGCGAGCAGGTCGAGCCAGCGCAGGACCAGTTCCGTCGAGGGCCTGCGGCGGCCCCGCTCGATGGAGACGACGTGGAGGCGGGTGATGCCGAGGCGCTTGGCGAAGTCCGCCTGGGTCATGTTGGGATAGCGCGCCAGGCGCGCAGCGATCAGCTCGAAGAGGGGCGGCTGGTCAGGGGGGCGATAGTGCGGGCTGCGCATGACCCGAAGATGCGCCCTCGCCGTTGCTTTCGTCAATAGAATATTTTGTCGAGGTCAAAGGTTAGACGTTTTACCATCCCGGTTTCGGCCAAGCCGCGGCATTGTTAAACGTTTAACATGTGTTGGCCCCATGCCAACACTACTACGATGCACAAGTATTCGCGCTGTTAAATGTTGACGCGGCGATGGCAAGGGGACAACTTGGGACTTTCGAGGAGGCTCGACATGAGCGATAATCCATCGGCGGCCGAGGTCCCTTACCAGTCGGTCGCTGCGCCGCCCCCGGATGACGCCCCCCAGGCAGCCGGGGGCGGTCTGCTCGTCATGATCGAGCGGCTCGCCACCAACCCGCAGCTCAACATCGAGGTGTTCGACCGCCTCCTCGCCGCCCGCCGCCAGGAGGAGGACCGCGCCGCGATGCGCGCCTTCAACGTCGCGATGGCCGACGCCAAGGGCGAGCTGCAGCCGATCCTGAAGACCCGCGAGGTCGATTATCCCTCGAGGCGGGAGGGCGGCGCGCGGGTCAAGTATCGCTACGAGAGCTTCGCCGACGTCGCCCGCGCCGTCGATCCGGTGTTCTCCCGGCACGGCCTCTCCTACCGTTTCCGCATCGCCCAGCAGGCCGACCTGGTGAGGGTCACCTGCATCGTCAGCCACGCCGACGGCTACAGCGAGGAGAATTCGCCGCTCGAGAGCAAGGTCGACCCCGGCACGACCGGCATGTCGATGGTGCAGGCCCTCGGGTCGGCCCTGACCTACCTGCAGCGCTATTCGCTGCGCTCCGCGATTGGCCTGCCAGCAGGCGTCGACGACGACGGGCGCGGCGCTGGCGGGACGTCGCCCCGGATCAGCAACGCCCAGGCGAGCGAGCTGGCGCTCCTGATCGAGGAGACCGGCCGCAGCCAGACGACGCTGCTCAGGCTCGTCGGCGTCGAGAGCGTCCTCGACATGAACGTCGACCAGTACACCCGGGCCAAGGAGGTCCTCGACCTCGCCAAGGCAGAGCAGAAGGCGCGCAAGCATGCTCCAGGGAACTGACATGAACGACGCCCCCCAAGGCTCGGAGGCATGGAGGCTCCTGAGGTGCGGATCGGTGGGCGCATCGGACGCGCCCAAGGTCGTGCGGCGCACAAAGAGCGGCTACAGCGCAGATCGCAGCAATCTGATGGCCGCCAAGCTGGTTGAGCGGCTGACCGGCAAGCCGGTCGAAATTCGCAAGACCGCCGCCATGATCCAGGGGACCGAGCGCGAGCCCACGGCGCGTCTGACCTACGCGCTGGTCAAGGGCGTGGAGGTCGAGGAAGTGGGACTTGTGCCGCACCCATATGTTCAATGGTCGCACGCCTCTTGTGATGGTTTTGTCGGAACCACCGGCCTGGTCGAAATCAAGGCGCCAGAATTGTCGGCGCACCTCGATACGCTGCTCACCGAGACGATCAGCAACGACCACATCGTGCAGATGCAATGGCAGATGGCCTGCACCGGCCGCCACTGGTGCGACTTCGTCTCGTTCAATCCTGACTTTCCGCCCGCGATGCAGCTCTGGGCCAAGCGGGTCGAGCGCAGCCCCGGCTTCATCGGCGAGCTGGAGCGCGAGATCACCCAGTTCGTCCGCGAGCTGGAGCAGAAGGTCGAACGGCTCACCCGCCGCTACGCGATGGCGGCCTGAGAGGTAAGGGAGGAAGCAATGACTGCGAACCAGCATCATTTGACGTTCAAAGAGCAGATGCTCGTTTACGACCGCGTCAAGGAGGTCTGCCACAAGAGCGACCGCGAGACTGCCATCTATGACGATGACTGGTCGGATGGGCGCATCGCGCGCGAGCTGGGCTTCACGACGGCGCAGATCGCCCGCATCCGCAGGGAGGCGGTCGGCAAGCTCGACAACACGCCGAGCCTCCACACCAAGTCCGCCAGCGGACGTGTTGGGGCGATGGAGGCCGATCTGGTGCGCACGAAGGCCAGACTGGAGCAGGTGACCGCGCTCGCCGACGCGCTCGTGATGTGGGCGTCGTCGAGGAAAATGGCGCCCTTTCGCCGCCCCGGATCGCCGAGCCTGACGGTTCTCGCGGACCTGATCCAGCGCCCGCTTCAAAAGCCATGATGGCGTTCACCTGGAACGGCGAAGCGATGATCCCGGCGAAGCCCAAGCTCGCCGACAAGGAATACGTGATCGGCCGCCGTTACTGGCTCGACGAGGTGAGCGACCGGAGCTGGCTGTCGCATCAGCAGCAGTTCGCGTGGATCGCCGAGGCCTGGGCCAATCTGCCCGAGACGATGGGCGAGATGTTCCCCTCGCCCGAGCATCTGCGCAAGGCGGCGCTGATCGCCACCGGCTGGCATCGGGAGACGGTGATCGACGCTGGCAACCGCGCGGCGGCGGCGCGCGTGGCGGCCTACGCCAGGGGCGAGGATGAATTCGCGCGGGTGACGGTGCGGGGCTCGACGGTGGTCGTCCAGAAGGCGCGCAGCCAGCGCATGCAT